AATTTTACAAATTTTATAGAAAGGAGGCCATTCATTATGCCTAAAAATAATGAAACTAAGTTTGAAGATTATTTTAATCTTCCAAATCCCGGCTTAACGTCTTATTTTGACATAGTCAGAAAAGGACAACCGGATGAGTACAGAACCACCTTTGCCAAAGGGTGCTCAGTTGAAAGTGTTCTGAAAGATTGGAGTTCCACACTTGAATCGATCACTGACAAGTGGCCGACTCTTGTGGAATTTGAAAACGACCTAAAGGCTAAGGTCGGACCATTGTCTATCATGAAGCCATTGTCTGAAAGGCTTGAAGACATTGACCATTACTATGACGATATCTCTCTATCGTCGGAGCCTGTGTCTGACTCAGCTTGTAAAGCCGTTCTGGCGGAATTCAAGCAGATTAAGGGTCTGAGAATTCGTTCTGAACAGAGAACTGTTGATGTAATGAAGAAGTCAACGAATTCAGGTTCACCCTACTTCACCAAGCGTAGATTAGTCGTACAGAAAACTGTACCATGTACAGTGACTGTCGACAATCAACAGGTAGTCCAGATGCTTGACAACGATCATCGTTGGTTAAGCTGTGCCGTGCTTGGTTGGCGTGGCCAAGAAGGAGGCCCTACTGATGATTTGGTTAAACAAAGGGTAGTTTGGATGTTTCCCTTTGCGGTCAACATCAGTGAATTGCAAGTTTACCAACCATTGATTGAAGCATGTCAGACTTTCAATCTCGTCCCTGCTTGGGTTAGCATGGACGAAGTCGACCGTCGTATCACAGCCATGTTTGATACGAAGGCTAAGGACGACTTGGTTATTTGCACAGACTTCTCTAAATTCGACCAACATTTTAACGCTGATATGCAGGAATGCGCTAAAACGATCCTTAGCGGTATCCTGAGTAAGGCAGATCAGATGTGGTTGGAACAGGTATTCCCCATTAAGTACATGATACCTCTGGCTTACGATTTTGGAAAAGTCCGTTGTGGTAAACACGGTATGGGAAGTGGTTCTGGTGGAACCAATGCTGATGAAACATTAGCACATAGAGCTCTCCAATATGAGGCCGCTCTAAATAAAAACACCAAATTAAACCCAAATTCACAGTGCCTGGGTGATGATGGAGTTCTCACCTATCCTGGCATAACTGTGGAAGATGTAGTGCGATCGTATACTGCTCACGGCCAGGAGATGAATGAGAGTAAGCAGTACGCGAGCAAACAAGATTGCATATACCTTAGGAGGTGGCATCACACCGATTACCGTGAAGACGGGGTATGTGTAGGCGTCTATTCAACCTATCGTGCTCTTGGTAGGCTGATGGAGCAAGAGCGGTATTATGACCCAGAAGTGTGGTCAGCGAAGATGGTAGCTTTGCGACAGTTATCCATCATTGAGAATGTTAAGTGGCATCCTCTACGTGCCGAGTTCGCAGACTTTTGCATGAAAAGGGATAAATACAGACTGGGACTGGATATTCCAGGATTCTTAGATAATATTGACACATTAGCTAAAGAATCTATCGAACTCATGCCCGACTTCCTTGGTTATACGAAGAGTATGACAAAGGACCAGACTGGTCTTTCCAGTTGGTGGATCGTCAATTATTTAAAGTCGAAGAGATAAATTCGAGATGGTGCAGTAAACCATTGGCCTACCG